TAAAGACAGACAAAGAAGTAATAACGCTAGTGGTGTTAATCGTGTCATTCTGAGTGATCTTTTCAATCATTAAACCTGATGATCTAGAGGTCACATTTAATGACCAATCTTTTGAAGTATCTGCGACTGTAAATACTGCATCGCCTCCAGATATACCAGCGGAAGCAGCAACACTTATGTTGGAGCCTTCCCAAGTATTTATTGTAGACCCATATTTCTCAGTAACTACGGAGCGAGTAATTGTTTGAGTAGTATTTTCAGTTCTATTGCTAGAGCCAGTAGTCCAAGTGGGCACTCCATTAGCAAAAACAGGGCTAGCAAAAGCTAATAAACTTAGTAAAATTAATTTTTTCATTGAACTCCGACTGTATTGTCTTTATTATCTACTATCTTACTGTCTTTATTGTTGTTATTGCCACCCTTTTTCTTATTGACAGAAATGCCGTAGCTACCTAAAACGCCGCTGGTCAAGCCAGCTAAAAACGCTCCATCGTTCCTGATCTTATCCATGTATCCCAAAGTCATCATCGATAACGACCAGACCAAAATCATAAATCTGACACTATGGCCAAAAATTTCAGCCCAATCAATACCTTCCTTTTCTTGTTCTTCCATAGAAATCAATCTATACTACACTTATATTAACCATAGATTCTCCAAATGATTAGTCTAATTCGCCCAATTATCTTCGCTTTCTTAAAATCAAAATCTGTATCTATTTTAGTTTGCGATATTTTAGAAGCACTTGCAAAACTTAGTGAAAACAAGCTAGATGACGCTGCTGTTGCTAAGATAAGGGAAATGTTATTAGAAGAAAAGTAATGTGCGGCATTAACAATCAAGGTGACGACACAGAAAAAATAAAAAAACAAATGGTTAACCAAAGAAACGCTAATGGCGTTAGTAAAACCATGAACAGTTATGGCGAGTTTTTTAATAATGCGGCAAGAACACCAGTAAATATTTTAGAAATTAAGAAAAATAGAGACAATTACAATAAAAGACTTGAAGCACTTATGAATGGTGAAGACGACCCTGCTCTTTATTAGACAGGTTGAGTAGGAAATACAGCTACATACTCTACTGGAAAAGTTAACATCTCCCAGTCTTGAGCACCCATAGCTGATTCCCAAGCGTTACGTTGGTCATAAGCAATTACGACTGTCTGAAATCCTCCAACATCTCGTAATGGAAGATCACCACAATAGCTTCTTGGTATTCTTATGCACCAAGCTCTAGGTCTTAGCTTTATTGGATTAGTGGCCTGTGACACGATTCCACTTTCCCTGTGCTTGGCGATGTCCGATTTTTTCAAGCGGTATACCCAAGACTTGGGCATCCAAAGCCCCCTCAATATCCCCCCTGTGAGCAGCCAATTCCAAATCCCATAGTTCCATTTCACGATCTTTGATAGCTCTATCTTCATCTATTGCTAGCGATTCATTCCAATATTCCACCGCTCCAGCCAAAGAGTCAAGTCTATCATCGTTTTGTAAACAGTTTCGATCAACAGTTATGTGTGTCATCTGGTGAAACAGCTGATAACCTAACGCCTTATCTACTGAATCCTCTGTACGAGGCTTTGCATCATTCTCAATAACCGACCTATTGATAATTAATCTATGTTGATTCATAACTGGCTCTAGTGCATTTATTATTCTTCTTTCTTTTTGTACATTGCTACGTTGACCTTCAATAGTACAAGGGTAAATTTTTTGTAAATATGGCTTTAATAGACTTTCCATCATGCCTTGACCAAACTGATCTTCCAATAATATTAGATTTACCTTGTTTCTTTTACATGCTTCGGCAATACCAGTTAAAACTGGCTCGGTATAGCCTTCACAAAACGACCCGACCTCCAATACATAGAGATTTCCGTTTAAATGTCCGACTATACTGTATGCAGTTTCATCGACACCCTTGCCTGATGGGTCGATATAAGCCACTACAGCAGTAAAAGGTAGCCAGTCACCATGCAAATAAGCTGGTCTATGGTAATAATCAGCACTAAAACCCACAGCTGGCAAGTCTGTTAGCCGATATTCTGCTCCAGATGACCAAACAACCTTCTCAGGAGCGTGATCTTTAACCTCCATAACGACTAAATCAGCTAATCTTAGTGGGAATCGCTGTAAATCTGACAGGCTAGTGTCTAATTGGAACTGCAAAGTAAACTGTGAGCGACCATAACTAGCCTCTCTCTCCAATAAATCCATCTCAGAGAATCTATCAGGGTCGGTTGGTTGACCAGCTAACGTAGTTGATAGCTTAGAAATCATTGGAGCTAGGGCATCTCCATACTTCTCTGGCTTCTTAGGGTATCTGCTAGTCCAGATGCGACAGTCATAACCTCTGTTTCTTAACTTGTTGTATATACTTTCCTCTGTTTGTGGCGTACCTAAGAACATAATCTCGCCGTCAGGCTTCAAAATAGCGTTAAATTCACCGCAGCATTGCAATAATTTCTCTCTCATACCTACAGTCCATGCTGTATTCGGCACTTCGCAGTCATCGGCCAGTATTAAATCAGCACGACTACCAGTTAATTGTCCAAAGATACCTACACTTTTCACACTAGCTGACTGATCGGGTATAGCTGGGCGTACATCAAATCTATTACTAGCTGATCTTTGCTGCTCTCGATCAGGTTCTAAGCATTTAAGTATAGGCATCTCTTGTATTATCCTTAAACAAAACTGTGCAAAGTCATCAGCCCTCGTTTTCGAGGCCGACACAACCATAATCTTCTTCTGTGGGTCGTTTCTTAGTAGCCAAAGTACATAAGCAGCAGCCATCCATGACTTTCCTACTCCTCTAAACGCTTCAATTATTCTTCTCTTACTGCCGTTTTGCATATATTCGGCAATGTCTAGTTGTACTGTAGTAGGGTCTGGTAGTTGTAGATGTCGCCAGACTAAAACTAAGAAGTATCTAAAATCTTTATTGTATGGTTCTGGTAGTTGCTGCCAATCTTCCTTCTTCATTAGGCACTACGCTTCTTTAATTCAATAACATTCTCTATATCTGGTAACGACCTAGCCAAATCACCAAAGGGTGTATCTTCAGCTGGCTGTGCAGTTATCTGATTATCCTTTAAAAACTGCCTTATAACATTTAAGTCACCAGTACTAGCTTCACCGCTATTCAATATGTCGCCTAATACACTCGCTAAGTTTGAGTGTAGGTCGCTTAGTACTTGTTCGGTGTCTTTTTTAGCCATAATTTTTTAAAAATGAGGCTCAACCCACTACTGAAAAACCCCATTTACAAGCCATTATATCGTGTGTGAGGAGTTTTGACCTGATGCTTTGCGGTTATCAGTCGTATAATGGCTTATTCGTAATATAACTACACTCGAAACTGCTGTCCACCACTAGCTCTCCACAATAGAAGAGAACAGGGGAGCTATCTATTAGTTACTATTAGTTATCTATCGGGATATATTTTGGTAGAAAAATCTGATCGGCTCTACGCTATATGGAATTTCGTAAAATCCCCCTATTGAATAAGAAAAAAATTGCTGTAGGGTGGCCATCCGCTGTCCAAAATAGGCTAATTAATAACAATAAATAATAATAATAAGGCTATAACTGGGCTCTGGCTGGGTTGAAGTGCTGTCTATTAGACAGTACTACCAGCTTTTAACTGCGATCTGGTCGCTTCTGGTGCTCAATTAGTTTTTATTTATGTAATTTTTAGAGATAAGCCGCCAAATATATTGCAAACCTCTAGTAATTGCTTTAATATCTAGAGAGAGTCCAGGCGGATTCTATTTGTACATTTATTTACTAATCAAATGACCACTACAACTCCTTACGACTGCATAATTGATAACAGCCTATTAAAAAAGGTTGGCTTATTAGATGCAACAGTAACCCAATTAATGGCATTACACGGCCAACCAGCAACGGCATTTAATAACAAGATTTGTTTTGAATGGGATTGTGCAGCACTTGGCTTGATGATTCAAGCACCAGATTGTTTCAAAAGATCATTAAAAGCTGCGGAGTTAAATCCTGATGCTGTTTATACATGGTCAGTTTTATCTGATTGTGCATCAGCTGTAACCAGATTAAACGCATACTATGAATTTATCGCTGGGCTTGAGTGCTGGGCTTTACATTCTGAGCTATGCCCAGCAGCTGGGTTAACTTGTGACTTTATTTATAAAGTACTTTGATTAAATCAAACTTAGAGCCAGCCGCTGGCTGGTTCTCTGGTTGACTTATCAACCACTTAAAACAACTCACTACTTAAAACAATGTCAACAACACTAGAAAACAAGCCAGCTTATTTGAGTCAATCCGCAGATTTTGGGGAGTCCGACTGCTGGTTATGTGTTCAATGTTTAGCCGCTTACAATCAGGGACACCATCATTATTACTGGTTAGATCTGGAGGAGCTCAACACCGACAGCCTCGAAGAGTTCGATAAAGAATTTAACGCCGCTATCAAATTTGTAATTGACACCAGCCCAGCAGAAGGGGCTGAAGAGTGGATATTTACAGACCACAGCGGGATTGATTCTATATATTCTGAATACATCGGAAGCGAAGAACTGTTCGAGTATCTCGAAGGATTGAAACAGGCTAAAGACAACGGCCATAGTCACGAACTCTGGGAAAATTATATAAATGAATTAGACCCAAGCGACAAAGACTATGACACATTCGAGGATATGTATTATGGGGGTTATGACAGCCCCGAAGAGTTCGCAGAATCTATCTGTCAGGACTGCGGTTATATTCCAAACGATCTCCCAAGCTGGATTGAAATAGACTGGGAGAGAACATGGGAAAATTTAAGCCAAGACTACACAGAAGTAGACGCAGACGGCCAAACCTACATATTCAGAAATTAAACACGCTCCAGAAGGAGCCAGAAGGCCTCCGAAATTTTCTTCGGGGGTCTTTATACCTTCCAAAAACTACACTTTTATAGGTCTTCTATGAATGAGTAGTTTTTTAAACTACTTACTAAACCACTACAAAAGGTACTTATTTATGCCAAGCATAGAATTTATAACTTTTGATGGGGATAACAACCCACAAAAGAAAGTTTACGAAGGTAAACACATTAACGACCTCCTTTTAAATGAGGATGAGATCGGCCAAATAATATCCGACTGCATGTTCGGTAAAGGCAAAGTAAACATAAACGAGGGTGGCGATGAGTAAAAAGAAAATCAAATACGAGCAACAGCCTCGTAGAATTATCGCCATCACAGCATGGAACTCTGGAACCTCTATTGCATGGTCATCAGGACACGACCCTAATATTATTCATGCAACTAAGGCCGTAAGAAAAGCCAAGAGGGATAACAAGTTACTAGGCTGGCAAATTATGACTGCTCACATATTCGACATCGAAGACTGTGAGCGGTGGGCATGGGATGGCTACCAGTTAGTCAACCCAGATATAGTTGATAAAGAATCACGATCATATAAGGAGCAGTATTACAACCAGTACAAAGGATGTAAACCTTTTAAGTTAATCGAAAGTCTACAGGTGGTGACATGATTAAACACTACATCGAAGACAAGGATAATATCCCAGCCATATTAGATCATGGCTGGATAGTCCTTAAAAATACATGGACTGATTGCCCACCAAGTATTCAAAAAAGAATTAACAACGATCTAATGTCACAATTTTTTGGCAACGACCCAAAACTAATGAAGCAACATCAGGAGGATTTAAACTAATGCCTATTTATAAGGTCGCAATGGCCGAATCACATTCTCAGTTTTATAAAGTTAAAGCTAAGAATGAAGATGAAGCAATAGAGAGAGCCTACATGTATGACGAAGACCAAGACTGGGCTATCGATACATGGGATGAAGGCATCGAAACACAAGACTACGCATTTACAGAGGAGGAAAGCTAATGCCAATGAGCTTAAGTGATTATCCAGTTTGCACCGATCAGGTGCAACATGACTGGAAGTATCGAATAGTATTTACTATTGATTGTGATTATGAGGAGTTAGTGCAAGCTATCGACCTCGACTATGTGAGAAGAGGTAGCGACTTAAAGGTTAGTTGCTACACCGACTCTAAAGATGAGCTTGAAAGCTGGTTAGAACCAGAGTATGACAAGTTCTGTGAAAA